CACTTGTTGATTTTTCTCCCCGCGTTACTTTAGGTGACGCGGGGAGAAAACATTGCTTGGGCGCCGGTTATACTCAACCCGCTCCGGTGCTGCCGAACGACATCTGCCAGAAGGCGTATCCTCCCGCCGCGCGCGCTTCCGCGCCGAAGCGGAATTTCTTGCGCATGAAGACGTTGTCGTTCTGCTCGTCAATCTGCTCGACAAACACGGGCTTCTTGCGTTCCTGGTAAACAAACGGCTTTACCGGCATGGATGTGCAGTGCAGAAACCAGGCAGTGGTGGAGGTGAGGCGCGGGTTGACGATGAGCTTCGCGGTGCCTTTATAGGGATTAGGCTTGTCGTCTTCCAGCTTATCATTGGTCAGCAGCATTCGCCCCACTTCCTCCAGCGCCGGCGGCACTTCCAGCACATTGGGTATCAGGCCAAGCGGCCGGCCTTCGTCGTCCTTTACGCTCATGATGGCCGTGCGGGCGGCGCCGTAGGAAGCCTTCGCCTGGGCGACTGTCGCGGCGGAAAGAGCCGCCGTGCCTTTGTTGCTGACGGATTTTCCGCCGACCGGGTGATCCGTGTCATAGAAATACTGGCCGTCGTAGCACTTATTGGCAAAGGCATTATTCTTTAAATCCGCTACAATTTCGTCGGGAAGCTGCTTGGCGCTGTAGCCGGCCATCTGCGCCTGCGGCGCGTAGATTCCCAGGTTGTCGTCTTCGACATCGTTGCGGTCCACTTCCACCGTGGCCTCAAAATCATCATTGACAACGGTGTACTTAAACGCGGAAAGGGCTTTGATGACTTTATCGCCAATCCACTTGCGCATTTTGGGAAATGCGGAAAGCCAGGTGTAATCGTTCTGGCTCGATCCGCTGGGCACCAGCATGGCGGTTTCTTCCCACTGGCTGGGCGCGGCGTCGAACGCGTTGTTAAATACGGTCTTGATGCTGATAAAGACCGCCGCGATAGTTGCTTTATTCACTAACATGAGTTTTTTCCTCCTTATCGTTGATCGTTATGCCCCTGTCCCACCCTCCGTTATTTGGGCGGAGGATGGAACAGGCAGGCGTTGTGATTGTTATGCCGTGAGCAGTTTCTTCTTATATTCAATCCATGCCCCAAGCATGATTACATCATCCGTTCCCAGCGTGCCGGCCTTGGGTTTAATGGTTAATTCGATTGCCGCCGGATAGGCTGCGAGATTCGCCAGCGCCAGGGTGAGCGTCACTTCCTGCACGTGCTTGGCCGTGGCGTCGCCGGTCATCGCGCCGGTATCGCCGCCGAAATCTTCATCGGCGTCATACGCGGCAGCCTTCACGTTGTTATAGGCGGCCACGGTGAATTTCGTGGCGTCGCCGATTGTTGCGCCTGTTTTGGCCGCGAGGATATGGAGCACGGCATTGGCGGTCACGTCCATGTCGGGCGGGACGATGACTTTCGCCCCGACTGCGCCGGGCGTGGCGTGGTTGTTCCATCTAATGCCCAGACCCTTTGCCGTGACGCAGAAGCCCGGCGTGGTCGAATCCCCGTCGGAAAACGCGGCGAGCGCCACGCCTGCGTCCGTGATTACCGGCATGGGAATGGGGATGATGCCCTTCGCGGATTTGAGGTGCTGATAGATTTCGGCCAGTGCCTCCTCCACGTTTTCTTTTGCTGTAAAGTTTTCTTCATCTGCAACAGATACCGCGCTGGCGGCATGGGCGGCGGTGGCATCCTGAATGTGCGCCTCGACGGCCGCCTGGCGGATTGCCGGCTCAATATCGACCCATGCATGCGTGCCGTCGATATAGCCCGCGATGATGCCGCAGAATATATCGTTATCAACATTGGCCGCCAGATCGACTTTGTCGTCGCCCGCCAGAAAAACATTGTCCCCGACGTTCGCCTGCGTGATCGCGCTGGCCAGTTCCATGTTAATCAGGCCGCGGCGGCGGACGCGGACGGTCTTATCTCCATCCTGGCCCAGCGTGTTGTCCACCTGCTCGATAGCCACACCAACAAAAATCAGCCCCGCGGTGTCTCCACCGGGCACGGCATAACCATCCGCGTTGACGCAGACAAGAGCGCCGGCGTAAATCTTATCGCCGTCATCCACCGGAAAGCCGACTTCCACGCCCTCGGTGTATTCCAGCGCCTTGTCGGCTGCCAGTGCCAGGCCGAACAATCCAACGGCGGCACCATCGTCGAGCCCGAGCAATCTCGCGCCAAGCGCAACGACAACCATAATGATGAGCATGCAAAACGTCCGCATGCCGAAATAACTTTCAATCGCTTTTTTCATTGTCTCCTCCTTATTTGTTGTACTTTTTGAACGTGTCGTCAGAAATGCCCATCTGTTTGTTGACGGTCATTTGCACTTCATCGATGCCGCCTTCGGGCGGCTTGTCGTCTCCAACGATCTTGCCGTGTACGACAACGACCGGCGCTTTAGCGACAAAGACCTTGAAGCCCGCCAGATCGCGTTTAGCGTACTCGTCCGCCCATTCCTTCTGCGCGGGCGTGATCTTGCCTTCTTTCATCGCCACGGCAACGGCCTCGGCGGCGTCGCGTGCGGTCAGTGAGTTTTTCAGGGTGTTCACTGCGGTAGTCAGTGTGCCGATCTGATCGTGCGACTGTTTCATCGCTAGGATGGTTCCGGTCACCTCTGCTTCTGTCGCTGTCTCGGCAAGCCCCAACGCGTCCAATACGCTTTTGTTGGCGATAATTTTGACGGGCTCTTTCAGCTTATTTATTGCCGCGATAGCATCCTGCTCTGTCGCTGTCTCGGCAAGCCCCAACAGCTTCAACAATTCTTTAAACATTGTGTTATCCTCCTTTTTTTCGTTATCAAAATACCCCGCCTTGTTCACCAGCGGGACCATTCCATCAATATTGGGCTGGTTGGTGAGCGCCACGTTGATGAGGCGCAAAACTCTGTTGTCGGAAATACGCTTCGAAAATACCGGCGAAACATATTTGTATTCTTTATTTAGCAGATACCGGCGGGCCTTCTCCGTCCATTCCACCACCGCCCAGATGCCGTCTTTGCCTTTGTTGATGAGCTTCGTAATCCAGCCCGCCGCCGGCGCTTCCATGCCGGAAAGCGTCTGGTGCTCGTAATCAATCACCATTTGATTCTTCTGTGCGGCAAACGCGCCCATGACCGCCGCCGCGGACTCCTCATCCATCGTGAATTCGCCCTTCGGCGTCTTGATCTTCACCCCATATGGTATAACTTGTATTTCTTCCGGCGCGGCGCCATTCATGTCTTTAGAAATTAAAATCAATATCGGGTCCATATATTGCTCCTTGTTGTTTTTTTGTTACCTCAGCCGTTCCGCGCTACCCAGCGCGCGATTGAGATAGCGCTCCGCGCCTTCGATATAGAGCGCTTCGATGTCCGAATCCTCGGCGGCACGCAGCAAAAACGGCTGCGCGGGCATGCCTCGCACGGCGCGCACCGGATGCGCGGCCCCCGGCCAGTACAGCGCTTTCTTTTGCTTCGGCCGGATCATCTGCTTACGCGGGCCGTAAAGCCCCGTGCCTCGATGCACATACTCCGCGTAAGGCGCGGTGAATTTCACGGTGCCGATCGTGCCGTCGGCGTTCACATCACTGGTACCGGTGTTGGCCAGGTTGGATGTTTTTACCGGCGCTCTTTTCCGCGCGCGGGCTTCCACCTCAGTGACAATGTTGATCATCCCCGCACGCCGCGCCTCCTGAACATCAGCCGGCAGCTTTGCCGATAAGCGGTTCAGGTCAGGCTGTATTTTGTATGATATTTTCATCGCACCCTCTTGATAACCATGCCGCGGCAATGTGGGTGATACGGCGGCACCATTCCCGCGTCGGCGGCGTAGTCCGCTTGCGAGCCGGCCTGCGCCATCCGCGTCATCTCTTGATTCGCCGCGCGCAGATCCGCCTCGTATTCCTCCGGGTTCATCCGGGCCTGACGATCCGTCACGGCAAACGCTGTCTCCACGCCGATTATTTTGCCGTTCATCGATTGGCAGAAGGCGCAATCCTGCGTAGGCTCGTAGACCTCCAATTCCGTAATGCCTGCCTCGTGCATTTGCGCGATCGATGCCCAGTTGCGCGTGCGCTGCACGCTGGTATCCACAATGCGCCGGATTTGCCAGTCTTCCAATTCCGCGGCTTTTTGCCCCATCAGATTCCGAAACTCGGCGATGGCGGCGGGGTTTCCGCGGCCAAAGAGGCCGCCGCCTTTTTCCAGATAGTGCTCGCGGATAAAATTGCGCATGACGCTTTGCGCGTCCGGATTTTTGAAGTAACTCGAAATATAAAAGTGATCCAGGCCGCCAAGAAAATTGATCGCCCGAACATCAGCCCCGCCAAAGCCCAGCGTTACCCCGGGCACAAGGCGCACAGATGTGTAGATTTCCGCCACTGTGTTAGTCAGCGCCTGTCGGCTTACGGCGTGTGCCGCCCGGTCGCCCAAAATGCGTTCAATGCCTTCGATAAGCTCTTCTTCCGCAGGCATCTCTCCCAGGGAGCGAAGCCATTTTTCAATTTCATCCAACGCCTCCTGCCGCGCGCCGGAAAGCGCCGGCTCCAGACGCCCAAGATAAAATTTAATCCATGCGTCCGCATCCCAAACGCTGGCCGAATTAACCATCGTCTCGTTCTTCTCATTTCTTTTGTTGTGCATGCCCAGCGCCAGCGGCATGGTTTGCGCGGCTCGAAGCGTGGGCTCTCCTTTCGCCGGTACCGGGATGCCGAAACGCTCGTGAATATGTGATTCCGGGATGCCCGTAAAATTTGCGTCCTTCACTAGCACACCGTAAACGCGGGCGGCTTTTTCGATATCTTCGTCGGCCTTAAAATGCAGTTTGAAAATTGGCACTCCCTTGTGCGGGCCGTAATTAAACAGCACCCATGGCGCCACTATCTGAAACTTGATTGTCTTCATCAGCGCTTTGGCGTCGGAGGCAACCAGGTCCTGCCGCACGGCCTCGGACGCATTCTCTCCGCCCAAACGCCCGGCGGTAGACTCCGCGCTTCCAGTGTGCCCCAGCACGCCTTTGCTCATGGCTTTATCGCAAAACTCCGCCAGCGCGGTAAACGTGCCCGCGTCGCCGCGCAGTTTGGATTCCAGAAGCTCAATGATAGAGTTGTCGGATATCACCGCGGCGGCATCCACGCCCAAATTAAAAACCGCTCTTTTGAGCGTTTCCTTTTCTTCCTTGGTCGCGCCCGGCTTATATTTACCGATGCGCATCGGTACAGAAAACAATTCGTTAAAAATTACCCAGTCCTTGAGGTCATAATTCTTGAAGAGATACATATACGCGCAGGGGCGCAAGAGCCCGCCGCGCTGCGTCGCGCCGGAACGGGCGCGGTATTTATGCACGATGAACTTGTTGGGCAGCAACTCCTCGCCCCACAATGGGGCTTCGTTGGTGAGCAACTTCGGGTTGGGAGACAGGCGCCCATCGGGCTTGCTGAATGTAAAATGGCTCTGATGCACCCAGGAAAATTCCTGCGCCCAGACCTGGCCCTCAGAGAGGTCCCATATAATTTCCTGCGTGGCAAACCCCTTGCCGATCGCGTCGAGCATGTCCAGCAGCGCGTCCTCAAAATTTTCTATATACTCAAACATTTCCCGGGCCGCGCCGGCGATTTTTTTGTCTTCCTCCGCGGCAGATGCGGGCAGAATTTCCCAATCCAATCCCGCTATAGCCAACTTGCGCGTCTGCAGAACGCCGCCCAGATGTAGGTCCTTTTCCTCCATTTCCTCGAATAATTCCGCCTGGCGCGCGATGTTGCCAATATCCGCCTCCCTAAAAATATTCGCCAGGCGCTGCGGCGTAAGCCCGTTGGATGGGTAAGTCGAATAGCGATCACGCACAGCCTGTACCGTCACTTCCGTCAATATCGGCTTTTGGGCTTTTATTTCCTTTCCATACTGGTCTAACAGCATATCTCTCCCGCCTCCGTCCTTATAGCCGCCGAACACCCGTGCCCCAATACCCCTAAAACGCGCCGTAACATGTTTATAAACAGTGTCAACGAAACGGAACAAACAACCCGCCCTCCCAGCGACGCAAAACGTTTGTAGAGCAATTTTGAGCTAATCATCTTTAAAAAGCTCCTTTGCCCAGCCCGATCAGTGCTTCTCTCTTTCTGACCGTTTCGTATTCAATCGGACCTCCGCCCCATTCCTGCCTTGTGGCAAACCAGGCCATCGCTCCGGCAATGCCGGAATCGCCGTGGCGTTTTTGGTTGTCTTTTCCCTTCTGCCGGATCTCCGGAAGTTTGGCGACGCCCTTGATGATTTTGAACGCGCGGTGGTCTTCGATGCCGTCCGCGTCTTTGGCCAGCATGATCGTCTGATCCTCGAAGGCCGCTTTGTAGGCGGGCATATTCTCGCGGTACCACTGCTCGGTAAGCATGACCTGGGCAATCCGGCCCGCGCCGTATCTCTGCATGGCGCGCTCCGCAAGATATTGCCCGTTGCCTCTGGCATCGAGCGCCCCAAAGCGGAAGCGCGGCAGGTGGTCGCATATGTAATTAAAGATCTGCTCCTGCTGCTGGAAGGGGATGTTCCGTAATTCCAGGCGGAAGAGTTCGCGCCAGTGGGCGTTTTGCTGTTCCAGGAGCGGCGTGATCACGGTAAGGTCGCCGGTTCGCGCAAAGTCTTCCCCGATAACCGAATTTTGATCGCCGTCAAGATCACTGAAATAATAAGCAAGAACATCTTCCAGCCAGGCATCCACCTCGGCCTGCCGGATCTGATCGGGCAGTTCGGCAAACCACGGCGGCTGAGCATAACGGATGACAGGGATGTCTTCGCTCATGCATTTCTCGATAATGGCCCGTGTGAGAAATACGCCGGTGCCCAGGCTGGGTATGCAGAACAATTCTTCGTCCGCGTCTTCGCCGTAGGAATCAATAATGCCCTGCCGCCATGCGGCTTCCGCCTCCGGCGACCATTCGCGTTTCAGAACTTCGCAAATGCGCTTATAGAGCCCGTCTTGGAGCGCATCATCAAAGGTGGTGCGATGCAAGCTGTACGGTTTCTTGCCCGCACGGATATCCTGCACCAGGGAATTAAATTCGTTACTGTCCCCAAAGTGGGTGGAGATGACGCGCACCTGGCCTCCCCACATCAAAAGCGCCATTGCCGCCTTGAGGAGGCCGGGCAGATCATCATGGAACGCGGCTTCGTCGATGACCACGCGGCCCTGCTTGCCGCGCAGGTTTGTCGGCCTGCTGGACAGAGCGGTTATGCGCCAGCCGGAGTTAAAAGTGATTTTATACGCAAGTATTTTCTTTTCGCTGACAATGCCGTGTTCATCTTCGTCCGGTTCTTCGTATTCCTCTATCGCCGTAACGGCCATGTTGTAGGCGCGCGCCCAGTTGGCGCAGTCGTTAATAAATTCCAGCGCCATGTCTTTCGTGTAGCCGATGTACCAGACATTGCGCTTTTCGCCTGCGCCTTTTTCGGAAGCGTAGAGAGTATCGTCAGCTGCCTCGGCCCAGGAGATGCCGACACGCCGGGATTTTTCATAAACCTTAACAACGGCCTGGTCGGCTACCCAGCAACGCTGATACGAAAGCAAGATGCCGGTTGAACCGCGCGCCAGGTCAAAATCTTTTTGAATCGTTTCATCGGTCATTTATAAAATCCCCAAAATCTTGCGCCGTATTTCTTTCGCGGTGTCTTCCGACATGCCGCCGCTCTTCAGCGTCTGGGCAACATCGTCCGCTGTTTTTTTCGCTTGCGCTTTTACCCCTGCCAGCCTCATTTTGCATTTGATGTCGGTGATGGTTTTGGCCAGGCTGTTATAGGCGTATGTCGCCTGCGGATCGATGGCCGCTTCTCCCAGCGTTTCAAAATACTGTTCGTATTTTTTTCGCTGCTTTTCCAGGTCGGCAAGAATGCGCTCTTCAGCACTGACGATGACGTCTCGGTTTTTTTGCGCCTCCGCGTCCGCCCGTGTGGCGCGTTCTTTCCAGTTGAATTTTTCCATCCAGCCGTAAAGTGTGGGCTTGGTAACGGGGATACCGTGCTCCTTCTTCAGTGCCTTGATGGTTTGTTCAACATTCTCTCCCTGCGCCCGCCATGTGCGGAAGGCCAGCTCACGGGTTTCTGCTATGTAGCTTTTTCCGGACATTAAAACCTCACATCGACGCCGCATTCTTTATCGAACCCGTCAATCAGGTTCAGCCCCCGGCGCGTGATAACAACCATGTTGATGCGCACGCCGGTGGATTTGCGTGTTTCAATACGGATGCATTCCCCGGGCGGCTCGGCAAGATACACAAGATGGCTCATCAGTTCCTCTTCGGTCATCGTGTAGCCCAAATCATCCAGCAAGAAATGCAGCACCTTAATGTCAATGTGCTCCGGGTGTTCGTGGGCCAGCAGTTTCAGTATTGCCCCTCTGATGCGGCGGTATCGTTCTTTTTTCGCGTTGGTCATGTCGTCTTGTCCTTAAGGTGGCGAGCTATGGTTTCCATCGTATCTTTCAGCGCGTTGATTTCGCCACGCGTGTATTTCAGCAAGATGATCATCTCGCGGTGTTCCTGATTGTCGTGTGTAACAAAATTATTGATGCTGTCTCTGAGCCCCTCTGTACCCTGGGCCAGCTTGGC